GTCCTCCGGCTCTGTCGGCTCCTGCTGCGTGGTGGGCGGCTCGATGACTTCTTGCGTGTCCTTCACGCCGAAGTTGTTGAGATTGAGCTGTAGCAGCGTGTTGAGTGCCCGCGTTGCCGTGCCCACCTCAAGCGCGACGCCTGCCGACTGGTTGACGGCGTTGTAGAACTGCGTGATGTCGCCTGCCTGCGCCGTGAGGGGTAGCTCCATCGTCACGTCGATGGGCAGCGCGTCGTCTCCGAATTTCGCACCGGCAGCCTCGCGCAGACTGAGCACCACCTCGCCAATGTCACGGAACACGTCACCCCAAAACTGCTGGTAACGCTCCATTTGCTCAAGCCAGGGCAGCTCGGTTTCGCGTGCCGTCGCTCGGTTCTGCATCGCGTCGGGACGGCCAAGCCAGTGGGAGGGCACGCCAGTCCCCGCCGACACCTGCCCCAGCAGCATAATGCCGTCGACCTGCGCATCACTCGCGCCCGTGGTAAGCGGGCGGCGCGTCATCTCGACCGCCTCGTTGTGTATTGCCATGCTGCCTGCCGCCGCCGGGGGGTTCCTGTCAAGCCACGCATCGGTGCCGGTACTCAGGCTCGACGCGAATTTGTCACGCACGGCATCGACGCCCCTGCTGCCGGATTTGACGGTTATCTCGTCAACGAAGGTGGCTACTGCTTTGGCAATCGTGGCGCGGTCGCCCAGGAAGTCACGGTAAGCCCGCGCCCAGTCGAACACCTGCCAGAACTGCGGCCAGCCGCGCCCGCCGTACTCGTTAAGCGCGGCGTGTATCACCACCACGCCTGTCGCGGGCCGCACCCGGTCGGCACGTGCGCACCCGTCGGGTATCGTCACCTCGTCAAGCGCGGCAGGGTCGGCACGCCAATCCGGGTAATACAGGCTCGTGTACTCGTTGTTCCCCGCGCCCAGCATCGAGCGCACGTAGAAAAGGGGCACGTCCTTGTCGTCGTTATGGCAGATTATCTCGGCTATCTCGTCCGTCGGGATTATGCGGAGAGTCGCCGTCCCGTCGGTCGCGCTGTAGACGGCGTAGAAGATTTCGCCGTCCGTAAGCATTCTGTTACTGTTGCGCTGGAGCGTGCGCTGTTTCAGCACAGGCGAGTTGCGCGGCGCGTTCCAAAACTCCTTGAGCACGGCGTCGGCTTTCTTGTCGGCTGAGGAGATGTCGATGTACTGGCCGAAGCCGAAGTCAGTCCACATCTGCGTGGCACGGCGCACAAGCACGTCGTACATGTACATATAGCGACTCTCACGCACCATCTCGAGGCGGTCGCTTTCCGTGAACTCGACACCGCCGCCGCCGCCGAGTATCTGGTACCCGCGCATCCGCATTATCATGTCGATGTACCGGCTGTCAAGCTCGCCAATCACGCGGTCGGCGCTTGCGCGGCTTATCTGGTAGTGGCGCATGTCCAAAAGCGTCTGTACCGTCTCTTTTAACTTGCCTATCTCGCCAGTGTACTCCCTGCCGCCAATCCACCCTGCGGCCCGCTCTCTCCATTCGTTAAGTCTGCTCATTGGTTATACCTCTTTTACACTTTCAGGCGGGATGTGTCCCCAACATAGCACCTCACGGTCTTCGCATCCCTCAAAAGCGGTCAGGCGCAAACCGCCCGTTTCAACCTCAAGGCATACGTCACCACAAACCACATTCACCAGGTCGGGCGTGAGATATACGATACCCAACCCGTTGGGGCGCAACCCCTGTTTGAATATGGACGGAAGCGCGGCACGGGTCGTCCAGTGGTATAGCATCATCCATCTGCCTCGCTTGTAGCAATGCACAAAACTTCTGCCGCGCAAGTGATTTCAAAATACATATAGATTTTTTGGACGGCGTGTAATACCATATCAGCTATCCACTGGTCATCAATGCTCAGGCGTTCACAGCGCACCATCAGGTCTGTATTCTCATATCGTTCCGGGTCACCCACCTCTGCCATTCTAACCTCGATGGTATAGAGTGGCAGTTCCGCCTCTGCTGTCAGGATGTTGACATATTCTTCCCAGCCCCGCAGATTTGCCGAAACTTTTAATACAATCTTGTCGTAAGTATAAGGTGAGATTTTAGGATGCCCTATAACCAACTTTTCAACCTCGGCACCCCTCATGAGTTGTGGCTTATTTGGAAAGCGCACAAGCCACAAGGACGTGACGCCCGTTGTCAACGGTTCGTCCTGCATGGGTGGAAACTTCGCTGGTATAGCCACACTCAATACCTCCCTATTCTAACCGGACTTACCACCCGCTGTTGTGTTGCCGGTGTCGGCTCCGCCAGCCACGACACGCCGTAACGCAGGCAGTCGAGGCCGTGGTAAGTGTCCTTATTCTCTATGGTTTCCGTCGCGTTGCCGCTTCTGTCCAACTTGCGGCGGTAGCTGCCAATCTCGTCAAGCAGGCTCACACAACTGTCGTGTATCATCAGCCTGTCCTCGTTGAACATCGCCGTCACGCAGTCAATCGCGCTCCACACGCCGATGTTGGGCGGCTCAATCAGCGGGATGCCGTATGCCTGCCAGTCGAGCCGGGCCTGCCGCTCTGACGGGCCGCCGCCGACCCACGCGAACACATTCACGCCTTCCGACATCCGCTTGATGTCCGCTGCAACGTCACCCGTCGGGCGTCCGTAGGGCTGGTAAAACTCGCGGTACACGTGCAGCACGCCGCCCGCCGGGTCAAACGCGAGCCACAGCGCGGCGATGTACGCGCCGACCGGGTCGATTGCCACCACACGGGGCCAATGTGCGGGCGGCTCAAACGATTCGCACTTGTGGCGGTCATCGTCGTAGATGCTGTATATCGCGCCCTCCGGTGCCGCCCACAGGCCATGCCGGAGGCGCATCTTGCGCGCCCCTGTGAGATTGTCGAGGGCACCTATCCTGATACGCCCCTGCTCGGTTATCTCGCCTGTTGCCGGGTCGTATAGCTCCGGGTTGTCGCGGTGCGTGCTGTCAAAGCGCGTGAGTGGGCCGCCGTTCCGTGACCGCGCCAGTATCCAGTGTGTCGGGGCTGCCGGGTTGCAATCGCCCAGCAGTTGCGGGTATGGCATATTCCCAGCGCGTCCGGTAGCACGGCTTGAGAGTGTCTCCCATTCGGGCAAGCTAAGCTCTTCGGCCTGGTTGACGTAAATTATGTCGCGCTCGCTTGATAGCACCTTGTCGGGGTTGTCCATCCCGCCAATCCATATCGTGCTACCAATCGGGTATGTGTACTTTTCCGGCTTGTTTTTGCCGAGCTTTTGTACCGGCGTCTTTGCCGGGTCAAATTCGCCCGTCTCCGGGTCAAGCGCACCGAGCACCTTGCCTTCGTATGTCTGCAATACCGAGCCGGGCATCGACCTGTAAGTCTTGCGGATTATGGCAAGCTGCACCCCCGGATATTTCCACGCTATCGAGTCGAGTTTCTGGAGGCACGCGAATGTCTTGCCCGTATCGGCTGGCCCGGCGATGATAACCTCGCGGTCTTTGCAATTCCACATGTCGACCGCCGCCCCATGTGGCTGGTATGCACACGCTATGTCGTCGGCAGTTTCCAGAATTACGTAAGTCGTCATAAGTCGTCCACACTCACGCCCTTGATAACCTTGACGGCAATCGCTTCGCCTTCCGCGCCTGTCAGCTCTGCCTTGCTTGGCGCGTCCACACCGAGTATCTTGCACCGCCGCTCGATGCACCACTGGACGCCTTGCAAGTATTTCACATCGCCCAGCCCGCTTTCGGCTTGCACCGTCGTCTCGACAACTTCCCCGCCGATTTTCTTCTGCCCCTTCGTTTTGACACCGCCCTCTTTGCTCTTTTCCCACTGTTCCCAGTACTCACGCTCCAACAAGTCGATGCGCTCAAGCTCGCGGTTTTTCGCCTCGTTGAAGTCAATCAATGCACTCTCACGCCACTGGTCACGGATACGGGCGAGGTCATAGCTTATCTGCTGCTGTGAGACGCTGAGGTGCGCCGCGATTTCAGCCTGTAGATGCCCCTGTAAATACATCTGTGCCGTGATGCGTCGGTCGTGCTCTATCTGTTCCTTGCTTCTACGAGGTGCCGCCACTTACCAACTCCATGATACTAACATTATGCCAACTCCGGTTCAAGGCCCATGTCGGCAAGCCGCTGTAAACATACCGCCACGTAAGCGGGTGATATTTCCACGCCACGTCCAAGCCGCGCCAATCGTTCACAGGCGACGATCTCAGGCGCAGTGCCCAAAAACGGGGCGTATACAACGTCACCCGTCGCGCTACTGCTCTTGATAATCCGCTCCATTATTTCTACCGGTTTTGGCGTTGCGTGTCCCATGCGGTCGTCACCCTGTACTTTGCCAAGCCGCCACACATCCGACATAATGTCATGGGCATTGTCAAACGGGGCGCGGGTACTGTAAAACTCACGACGAAGGTCGTCGTACTCACGACGAAGGTCGTCGTACTCACGGCGAAGGTCGTCGTACTCACGACGAAGGTCGTCGTACTCACGGCGGAAGGCGTCACCCGCCGCCGCTTTTCGCCAAACATTGTACACATCCGCCGTTGGGAATGTCCATTGAGATTCATCAAACCAATGACAACCGCTTGTCTCGCTATGTCCCGCCAGTTGCTTGCAATATGCGTTATCCCACCCCATCAAGTCGCGCTGAGATTTGAGATATATCCGTATATTGTCCCATCCTTCCCAGTAGTTATCGGCGTTTTCGCTAAATTCCTGCTGTCCCAGCATAAAGAACAAGCACCGCTCCGATGTAGGTGGATAACTTCTTAACGTCTCACTTCCCTGCCCTTGACTGTGCTCTTTGTCCCATACTATTTCGTTCCTGAATGTGAGGCGTTCACTTTCACGTAGCCCGCCGATATACCACAGCCGCCACAAGTCTTCGGCGTTGCCCCAAATGTAAGCACTGGCATTGTCGGCTAAGTGGAGCCTCGCAACGCCCCACCATTGCATCTGAAAGGCATCGAGCTTGTCACGATATAGGTTATCGTTGGCTATGCCGTCCTTTTCCTTGCCCATCCCATAGGGCGGGTCGGCATGGCACAATATCGCCGCATCATCCCCCATCACCCGCGCCACGACATCGGCGTCGGTACAGTCCCCGCAGATTATGCGGTGCTCGCCGCCGTGTGCCGACGGGATGCGCCACAGTTGCCCCGTATCCGTGCCCCACTCCTCGCGCAATTCGTCGGCGCGGTTCGTCTGCGCTTCGGGCGTGTCGGGTTGCTCACCGTTCAAGGCCGCGCCCACAAGCTCTTCCAGTTCATCCCCACGCCACAGCCCGTCGAGGTCAAGCCCCGCATCGATGTCTTCTATGAGCTGCCCCACGTCCCAGTCAAGGCCCACCTCCGACGTGCGGTTGTCGGCATACGCAAGCTGTCGCGCCCGCCCATCGTCGCCGTCAAGTTGCAGGTCTTCACGCACCACGACGACAAGCCTGTCGCCATGCGTCCGCACGACTTCCACGTCGAGGCCGAGTTCCGCAGCGACTTCGAGCGTCTTGTTGCCCGCGATGACGTTGCCGTCGGCGTCACACAGGATAGAACGCCCCGCGCCAAGCTCACGCAACGAGTAGTCAATCATATACCGCCCGCGCTGTGTGCCCGTGTTGGCATTGCGCGGGTCGGGTTTCAGGTCTGCGATGCTCTTGATGTCACTCATTGCACTCCTCGCAGTTTGCGCTATCCGGCAGGCGTGCCCGTTCCCCACACATGCCACACAGCCCCGCCGTTGCCCGCGCCCGGTATATCACCGCCTCGGTTTCGGGCGGCACGGACGCGGTGATGCTGGCGCGGTTTCCAGCACCGTCGGCAACGAGCACACGCACCGTCACCGATTGCCCCACGCGCCCCGTAAACAACGATACCAGGTCGAGCAGCACGTCGTCAGTCACGCGGGTCACTCCATGCCATTCGTATCTTGACGCCGCCGCCGGTTTTGCCCGCGATGTCACGGGCAAACTCAAAATCCCATTCCAGCAGCACGTTATTTTGCACCATCCATTCGTAGCCTGATAGCCCGTCACTCTCGCGGGCGTCGGTTTGTGATGCGCAGTCCACAATCAGCAGCCGATACCATTCCGGCTTACCGTCAATCTGCACCCACACGATGCTACCGATGTCGGTGCAGTCCTGGCTCGCGGCGTACCCGTCCACGTCTGGCAGCTCCAGCGGAAGTGCGTACATCCGGTCGAACAGGTCGAGCCGCTCCGGGTGCTGGCGGTTGTAAATCACTTCCTGCATTATGCCGGGCGAGTAATGCGATGCTATCCCGGCAAGTATGATGATTTCAGTCATCTTGCCCGGCCTTTTTTAGCTCGTTGGCCAATCGTTCAATCTCACATGCTATGTCCTCGGGCGATTTGCAAAGCTCCTCTTCATCAAATTTCGCCCGTTGTATCTGCCCATCCACTATTATCGGCAGCACCAATATTACCTCTTTGTCCGCATCGAGCACAAAAGTCGGGCGCATCTTGCTATCAGGCGGTATGAGGCAATCTATCCGCCGCAAAAACCATTGTACCTGTTCCAAAAACCTCTTGCCACTGGGGTGAACATCTTCTAGTGCCTCCCAAAATAACTCGATACCTTTTTCGCGGGCTATCCTATCACAGCAGGCGGGGCACAACTTGCCGCCTCCATCATCACGGCCTGAAATGCGCTCCCATAGCAAATCAGGAAGCCTGTATACCGTGTCGTAATGTGCCCCGCACTCATCACAGCTTTCGTCTGGCAAGTTCGGTATGTCACTCATCATCGTATATCACCGCCAGTATCCCCACTACCACCAGCCCGGCAATGCCGAACCACACGCTATCAAACATCGCGACGTCGACAAGCTCCCAAACTCTAAAAATCAAGCTCATACTCACCCGCCTTTACCGGCAATACCTGCCCGACTATTATCAGCACGCCGTCGTTGACCGAAGAGATATGCCAGTATGAATCGCCGCGCCTCACCACAGTGCCGCGCTCATACCGCCCGACGACGCGCCAGCCCGCACCTTTAAGGGCATCCATAACGGCATCGTATGGCACGCCGTACATTTTGGACACGGGGTCGGATGCCATTGTGCTGAAAGCCACGAGCGTCGCGGTTGCCGGTTCGGGCGTTTTCAGCGCATCAATTGCAACCCGCACAGGGCATTCGTCGTCGTGGGCCGCACTGTTTTCGGCGTCGAGTGCATTGTCGAGCACCGCCCTACAGAATGAGCACCGCCACATCGGGCGCTGCATCATTGCAACCGCCGTCGCCCCGTATTTGATGCTTGCAAGCAGCCCGCGGAGCGCATCCGCCGTTGCGTTCATTCTATCGGCCCCATTTTGAGCAATTCGCTAAAATCTACACGGTTGAGCAAAATCCGAATCGACCAGCTTTTCAATTTGTCAATCTGGTGCTGGTATTGCCATGAGCTAAACCCGGCATACGGGCGGGACAATTCAGCATACTTTTCAAACTTAGCTCTTGCCTCTTCATAATCGATGTTCAAATAGCTGGCAAGGTCAATGAGCCAAGTCTCATGCGCCTGCGCCGATTCTATCGCGCCTGATAAATAGCGGCGCTGAGGCACTTGCCGCAATGGTAACACAAATCTGGTTATATCCCGTTGCTCTCCTGTTTGGGCATCAGTCAGTATATATTTCACCTCACCACCTCCGGCAATTCCTCGGCTGCCCAGCGTTCAAAATCACGCCGCGCCTCCGACACGGTATTGAACGGCCCGTTGTCACTCTTGCGATTGCCGATGCCCTCAATCGTGACGCGCCAGTCGGCTTGCGTGTAGTCGGTATGCGCGACGGCCTGCCACATGCGCCCGTTGCAACGCCCGCCGCACTGCCACACACCGTCACCCATGTCGCGCCAGTCCATCACAGCCACCACGTATTCAGGACGTGACGCCCGAATAGCCCAAATGCCACGCCGACGACAGTGCCCGCAATGAAACCCGCGACAAAACTGACAAGCAGCGTCATTCCCCTAACACCTCCGCAATCTTAGCCATACGGTCGGCAATCCAGTCCAACGCCGCCTCGTATGCCTCGTCCGGGTCGACGTAGTGCCGTTCACGCGGGTCGTAGACGGTCGTGGCGAGCGTGACGACACGCCAGCGCCACAGGGCGTCGTCGGGGAACGCCTGAATGACGTACCCGTCGCCCTCGTAATTTTGCGCCCCGTCGATTGTCGTGAGGCAACTTAAAAATGTGTCACTCACAATACATCACCTGTTCCGGGCTGATTATCCGCTTGCCCGGTATTATCTGTAAAACAACGCCGCCGATGCCGAGCGGTTTCAGGTCTTCGGCGTAACCGCCCAGCTCGCCGCGCATGTACGAACCGCAATTCATCAGGAGTATGCCGCGCTCCGGGTACGTATTAGGCTGTGTACAGTCGATTTTCATCGGGTCGAAGTTCTCGCGGTTGCTCTTCTGTACCCGGGTGGGGATTGCGAATCGCTTGTGTGTATGCCCCTGCGCAAACACGAGGGCACCTTCCGCTTTCATCATCTGCTTTTCCATTGCAAGCGCGGCGGTGCCGATATACTGCCCGCACCCGTAATAGCCGTGCTGCGCGAATATGTCAAACTCCCAAACCATATCACCCCTGTACATGAATTGCAACGTAATAAATCCGGTCTTACCAATGCAGATTTCGTCGGGCAATCCCAGCCATTTCGCGATACGGCTGTAAGGGACATGATTAAAATATTTGCGTATCGTAAGCTCGTGGTTGCCCGCCAGGAAGCCGATGCACTGCCCTGCTATCGGTTCTAAAAGTTCCTGTAACCGTTCAATCTGTGCCTCTGGTGCGGCGTCCACATTATCACGGTCAATCCAGAGTGCGAGCATTTTCGGGTCAAAGCGGCGCGAGTCACGCATTGCAATCTGTTCACAGTAATCGCCCATGCCTATCCAGTGCATTTTTTCGTCCTTGATGCGGGCGATGTCGCGCTGTATCGCGTGCTCGTCCGTGAACCTGTACCCTAGATGCAAGTCGCCGATGAACATAATCCGGTGCATCTCGTTGGGCGATTTCAGTTTGACAGGCACGACGACCGTTTTCAGTCGCGCACCTCCACGACGCCCCATCGCGCCTGATTGCGGTACGCGCTCTCGGCAAGCTGGGCAATCGCCACGCCCAGCCCGAACGCCAGAAACGCCAGCCACCACGAGGCGTCGAATCGCGCCCCGTCGCGCATTGCCGATACGTCGTCGTCGTCGTGTAACCACCTTGCCAGCGGGTACGTACCGACGACGCCGACGGTATAGCGCGTCATTGCGTTCCAGCCGGGTGATACGACTGCGCTGTCAATAGCGGGCTTTGTCCAGTGGAGCGCGAAGCCGCCCGCGACGCCGACCAGCAGCTTTTTAATCATAGCAGGCTGCCCTCGTCGCCGTGGTTGCCGTACCGCTGCCGCCAGCGTTGCAACTCGGAACGCAGCTCGTTAATCTCGCGCTGCATCGCCTGTCGCTCGGCATCCCACGCCTGCCGGTCACGGCGTCGGCTTTCCTGTTCGGCTTTGAGTGCGGTTTCGAGTTCCAGTATCCGCGTCGCCTGTCTTGCGTTGGCTTTTTCCAGGTCAGTTATTCGCTCGTCAAGCGGCGCAATCAGCTTGAGTGCCGCGTCTGTGATTTTGTCGGCAGCGTC